AAACTCAATGGCAGGATTTGTCTTTTTCCAACTTGAATTCTTTTTATGTCTTGCATCGTTTATCTTTTTACATTGTTCAACTAAAGCATCATATTCCTTGCTGTAATGATCTCTTATATCTGCAACTTGATCATCACTTATCTTAGGAGGTCTTAGTCTTTTACCCTTCTTAGCTTTTCTCTGCTTTGCAAGATATTCTGGATCTTTATAGTTATCCTTGCTTCTCTTAGACCTTACTTCAAACCCTTCTTCTGCGGCCCTTTTCTTAGCAGATTCGCTCATTTTTTTACGAGATTCATCCGAGTAAACAAATCCTAATGTGGTAAAATTCGATGAGTTGTGCCCCCAACCTTTTCCACTTGGACTTTCATTCAATCCATTATTATATGTGTCTAATTTCTCAATCCAGTACTCTTCCTGATTTTCAATATAAGACCTATCAGTAGATTCTTCGAGTATCTCATAATCAAATCCAATACCTTTAAATCTTTCAGATCTTTTATGATCTCCCATCCTCTGCTTTAGTCGTCTCATCATCGTAATACCAACGTATTGCTCTGAGTCTGATTTCCTCTTCAACAGGTAAACCACATTCTTGTCTTGCGTTGATAGCGTCATATAAATCCCCTATTTGTATATCATATATGATGTTATTTATACAAATAGTAATTTGGGAACACTTATTTAGGCAGTTACCAAATTCCTGATCAAACTGTAACTGCGAAGTGTTAGATATGGTTTGCAGTTTCCACTCATCATCTCGACCTGGTACATCCCACCAATCTACTCTGAATGGCGTATATTCATTTACACCTTGAATAGCTCCTGTCCATATCTTTTCAAATATATTACCGATACCATTAGCAGTAGAAGTAATAATAACCTTTGTATCTTTACCAGAAGAAATAACAGGATATGTTGAGGTATAAAACTCGGCGGCTCTTTCAACGAATGCAAACTCATCAAGGTATAATAAGTTAACTGACATACCACGAATAGACGATCCGGACGTAGCTGCTGCAATAACTCTACTATTATTTGAAAACTCTATAGATCTTTTATTAAGAGCTCTACAGCCTGGTTGTAAAAAGAAAGGAAGATTCTCTAGCATAAGAGTAATACGTGCCAACATCTCACCGGCAGTTGCGCCTTTATTTGCAAGAATCGCAACAGTCTTTTCTGGATTAAATAGTACATACCATAAGAGATATGCGACTGAAGATATAGATTTACCCGATTGTCTACAAGCCAATACTATATTAAATCTATTGTCATTAAATTTCTTAAACATCTTTTCTTGATATGGATAAAGTTCAAACGGAACTAATCCTTTATCAAGCGATATTATTTTACAGTATGTTGAAGCAAAGTAACCAGGGTCTTTCATACACTTGGCATATTCAGCTACTTCAGCAGTGGTCCAATTATGGGTAATACCATCTCTTTTTACGTTGATATTACCGTTGTAAGAATCAGTCATCCTTCTTGTAATCACTAATGTCAACTATATTTTCCTCATCATCTTGTTGCCGCAACATTCGTTGCAGTTCACTAGTAGAACCAATAAACACATTATTGGTAGTTTGACCTGGTAATTCTTTTACCTCATCGGTTTTATCGAAGTCTTTTTTCTTTTTATGAAGATCCATCAGCGAACCATTAATGTCACCAACATTTTTCATCATATTAGAAAGAACCTCAAAAGCTCTAGGATGCTCAGTAGCTCTAGCCACTTCCATCATATCGTCTAGAGCTTCAGAACCTTTATTTAGAAGATCGTGATATATTCTTCTTGAGTATTCAAAGTCATTTTCTGCATTATCTTGTGTCATATCATTACACTATATTAATAATTCCGCCCATAGCAGCGTGACTTGTACACTGATATTTTAATCTTGGAGGAGCAGACATAGAAGGTGTTAGTGTTACTATTCCGCTATTATCATTATCTCTGTTATTTGTCACCCCTATTTCATACGCATTTCCATCGCTGTCTTGTATTTCCATGGGATGTGCACCAGTGGTATTTGTAAACAAATACTTCTCGCCTCTTCTTAGGTATAATGTTGGATCATTTTCTGCTGAAGGGAAAAAAGTATTTCCGCTATCCACGAAAACATAATGATCTACCCCATTTGCAGTAATAGTAAAATTATACTCTAAGGTGCCTGGAGTAATTCTATTAGTTTGTCTTAACTGGACGTAATCTGAATCAACTAGCTGTACCGCCAAATCTGAATCTATAGAATTATCAACAATAAGATCTATGACATCAGCATTAGAAAGTATTGTTGGAGGATTAATAAGTGAACTATAATTAAAATCTTGATGCAGAGAGACAAACGCGCTGTCAACTACACTATCTATAAGATTAACTATAATAGCAGAGTCTATTATATTATCAGTAATTCCGTAACCAGCTAAAGTCGTGGGCTTGTCAGTAATGCTCTCGAAACTATAATCTTGATATGTTGTAATATAATTAGAATCGATTAAATTTAACGCGTCGCCAGAATCTATAAATCCCCTGAACTGCAAAGCCGTTATATATTCTTCATTAATATATGATTTCACGTGAGTAGAATCAATTAAATTTAATGCATCAGCCGAATCAATATAACTTTCTAATAACAAAGCAGAATCAATTAAAGAACTGACCTGGCTTTGTGTTGTAAACTCTTTTGCCTTTAATAACACATAAGCTGAATCAATTGTACCTTTAACTTCATCTTCATAGTGAGTAGTATAGCTAGGTGGTCTTAAGTTAACATAATCAGAATCAATTAAATTAATAACTTCTGAGCTGTCAACCGAATACTGTGCTATATAATCTGAATTTATTAGACTTGTAACCGCATTTGTATTTAAAGCATATTGTGTAATATAATTTGAGTCTATAAGATTAATAATCTCAGATGAATCTAAGAGTAATTGAAAAGCTTCTGCCGAGTCTAAAGCAACGCTTCTTGCAATAGAAGCAATTCCCGCAGAATCTATAATTCTACCTGACAAATCTGTAAAGTTATCATCTAACTCTACATGGGTTAGAGCTGACCCCTTTACTGTTCTTAATGTAATAGCCATTTTTTACTTTCCTTAGATAAAATAATTCAAATCTACATATCCACCAAGCACGTATCTTGTATTATCATTTTCAAATATTTCTGTCGTAAATCCAAAGTCGCTATCCGCTAATCCAATAGCATCAAGTGGGTTAGGTGTAACCGTAACTTTTCCTGCAAAATTATCCGAAGTAGGCACCGTGTCCGCATCATATATGTTATTTATAGCAGTACGAATAGTATTTTTCTCAAGTATAGGTCCATAGAAATTAATTCTCATATCGAATGATAAAGTGTATAAAATAGTTCTTCTTTGTTCTAAAGCTCCTTCATAATCATCGGAAAAATCTACTCCGTTTAGAGCAATAGGAACATCTTCTTTTATATCAGGATACTCAGCAAATGGTTTTAACGTTAGCGTGTATTGCGGATTAAAGTATGGTAAGACTTGCTCTACTACTTGCAGAGCGTCATCTTGATTCTTTGCATATATGCTTAGCTGAAAACCTAAATTATATGGAACATAAGAATAAAACATATTCCTACGCTCTGCCGTAGCACCTGCTTGTTGAAAATTATTTGTCTTTTGTAGTTGTCTTCCTTGATCATATGATATAGACGTAATTTCAAAAGACATTCTAGGTAGCTTCATAGCTACTTTTGTATCATCATATAAATCTGCATTTTCTCTAATACGCTCTAAAAACTTACGTCTAGGCGCATAGGATAGTGGAACTTTAACCTGAGAAATAACTTGGTTAGAAGAATTCTTGCGGATAACATAAATATTATTGAACAACGCGCCAAATACTGCAACACTTTTTCTTAATCGTTCATGATAGAAATGATTACTAAGCATAATTAACCCTTGTATATCTTCTGTAGAACGTCTTCAAACTCTTCTACTTTGGTTAAACGATTAGGCCAGAGAATATAATCTTTCTCTGGATTCTTTTTTAAATTATTTAAAAGCGGAACAATAGCATTATATAAGTTATTTAGCCTGTCTTCTACCGATGTAGCAGCAACCGTCACTTTTTGTACGGCTTCCAATTCATCTTCATCAACTGCAGTAAATCCAAAATCAAACATACTACTCACTTGGATCACCGAACGGATTGGATTCTGTAAAGTCTAAGAAACTATCTCCAATAGTATTAAAGTCGTCATTTTGCTCATTCGCGGATATTTGATTATCTTCGGTAACAGCCGTTACGGTTGCAACTGATGTAAGACTGGATATCTGCAGCGTAGTAGTAAACTCATGGTACAGACCATCACTTGCTCCGACATGGATCAATCCAAGAATATTATCTGAATCAGACCACTTAGAAATTTCCCCTTGCATTGTCACCCCAGTAGTAAAGGTCTGAGTAGCTGTCTCTCCAATAGTAAAGCCATTGCTAGCAGAATCTAACGTAAGTAAATACTCATATGCATGTGCTCTTTCAATAACATCAATTGCGTCTATACCAGTATCAAGATCCTCATCATTATATTCAAACAGTTCTGTTCTTAGCTTGTATGTAGGTAGATTGCTTAGCTGATAGAATGGTTGCTCATGCTCAACCTGCATAACTTGAAATAACTTATTAGACAGCGGAAGATAAATCAAATCTCCTTCTAAAGGTCTTACGCTACTAAGCTCATTATCATATCTTGCCACTGAGTTGGCCCAGCGTTTTCGTGATACGACAAAAGTTGCCTGGTCTCTTATTTCTACACCAAACTTAGTAAATAAGTCTCCCTCGCCATCAAAACCTTCTACATTCTCAATGTACATTTCAATCTTATATGAAGAATTAAATCTAGAAGGTACGTCATCTCCTAAGATTCTATCTTCATTAATAATATCTCTTGGGAGATAATAAACATCTTGACCATAGATTTTTAAAGATTCTATTATAATATCTTCATATAAATCTTGTTCAGATCTTACTTTTTGACTGAAATAATGATTAGTTGCCATTAACTACCCCATAAAGAAATCAGCCGGCAGTTCATGCTCTAGTCTGATTTTCTCTCTTAATTGAGCTATCTCTTGAGTAGCATCTTCAAATATCTGTCTACCATTTAGTTGCACCCCGCCCGGAAGTACCATACCTTCAAATTTAATAAGGTTAGATCCCCATTGTTGTTTAATAAGGGCTGTAGTATATTCCTTTAACCACATGTCATTATAAATCGCAGCATGACTAGAACCACTTATGATCTGATAACACTCAGCTATCAAATAATCGTCTTCTTTGATATCACCATCAGAAAAATCACCATGAATATACAAGCGGTTCTGATTACGCACATAGCTGACCTGAGGGTTACCGGTTAACTTCATGTCAAGGACTGACAAATACTGTTGCATTTGCTCATAGTAACCTAAATCGCCAATAAAACTGTGAAGATCAGCGATATCATTAAGATGCATCTGATATTTTATATCAAAGAAGTTTCTGCCAGCACTGCCTGATGGAATTCTAAATAGCCTTTGCACTTGAATAATATCTGATGATATGTTAATATATTCATTAGTCACATCATCGGCTGTAACCTGATGCTTAAAAAAAGTTCTAAACGTGCCTTCAGAGTGAAATTCTCTGAAATATTGCAGCGCCTCATCAAGGCGGTCTTCTAACTGATCTGGGTCAACGTTAATTTCAATTACTGGTTCACCCAGCCGGCGAAGACAATATTCAATAAGAGTTGCTCTTGAAGTAGGGACAGCCATATGATATTCCTAAATTACTTGATACTATTTATAATATTAGCACTATTTATAATAAAAAAAATGGCAGCCGAAGCCGCCATTTAAAATAGTATAATTACATTTTACTCTTCTGATTCTTCTTCTGGTTTCAACGACTCTGTGAGAGCTGCGCTAAAAACTCGCTGAGCGGCTTTAAGCTGATCTAATTGAAAAGAAAGATCATTAAGCTTATTTAAAATATCTCTTAATTGAGAAACGGTATATTTTTGTTCATTGCTAAGACTAGCAATCTCATATTCTTTATCATCCACTACAATAGTAGGTACTTTATTTTCTTCTGTCATTATTATCTCCTAGGACATTATATAATTAATATAGTATATATTAGTACTAAATGCAACTACTTTAACCTTCTAGCGGGGTTAATGCGTTGCTCATATTATATCACTTTTTTTCAAGCTGCATCATATATTCCGTGTTTAAAAAATCAGCCTTACCAAATATGCGTTCAGCGGTTTTGTCTGCGTTAGCACGATACTTGTCAGCCATCTGATCTAAGAAATCCTCAAGATCGTTTGAGTGCGGTAAGTCATGTTTAGCTATTCGATCAGCGGTGTGTTTGATGTAGCCACTGACCTCAGTTAAACCAACTTGGGGATGAACGCCGTATTGCGTCATATATTCAATAGTAGCTGTCGAAGCTCTGCCGCCATCCATCAGGTTTCTGTACATTAACTCAAATCCACGCCTAACGTGGTGACGCTTTTCTTCTGTCTCAAAAGCAAGCTCATCCCATTCTTTAATACCGTGTGCTTCTTGAATGTTTTCGTAGGCGTCAATCATCGTAGCAATGTCTTTAATGCTGCCGTTAATCTTGTTCTCGATGGACACAAGAGAGTGGCGCTTATGGCGCAGCTTGGCCTCAGACACGGCGTCATCTAAGCCTTCTAACTCCATTATTTCTTCTCGTAACTCAGCGTGGGTAACTTGAGCCTCTGACAATGCCATCTTGCGCTTTTCAACTTCAGCCGTGATCTGGCGAAGCATACGCATAGGAGAATGACCGTTCAGCATAGTCAGCGTCATCATACTAATAGTGGTCTGACTGTTATTACGATCAAACGCTCTTGTAGCCTGATCAATCATAGGCAGCTTTTCTGCTACTCGTGCAGCGGCTACCTGATTAATATTTTCCGAAGCCTCAACGGGAAGGTTAAACGTAATGGGTTTTGTTACTACTTGGTTCATTATTATGCACTCCCTGATGTAGACCCTGCGCTGTACCTGCCTACTGTTAAATCTCCA